CCCGGTCAACACCGGTGTAAAACACGACCTCGGCGTCCTTGAGCTTCACTCGTGCCGCAACCTGCGGTTTGACCAGCGGCTTCGGCGACCGGTCGGTCACCTGGATCGGCACGATATCTTTGATTTGAACCATGAAAGGCCTCCTTGTTTACTTGATAAACCAAGTTTACAAGGAGGCCTGCACCGGGTCACGATACCTATGTCAACGACCGCTTACGTTTTCTGTGCAAGATTTGTGCACAGTCATCGTAATTCGATCAAATCCAGACAAAAACAAAACCCCCGAAACGCCGGTATAAAGGCATTTCAGGGGTTCAAGTAAACTCAGTTCGAGTCAATTACGGAGAGCGAGGGATTGTAATATACGCTCCAATCGCAGTGATACCGGTGTTTCTAAAAAATCTGTGTAGTAATTGTGTAGTGGGGCAATTTCCCACAAAAAAAGCCCGAGGCCTAAGCCCCGGGTTTTCTGCTACAGTTCGATGTTCACTTTGCTGGCATCAACGTACCCGCCAATGTTGACATAATTCCCGTCCTTGCTTACACCAACGACTTGCCAGCGACTGCCTTTGGGCAGATACTGGACACCTGCTTGATTAGGCTTGGGCTGAGCTTGCGTGTAGGCACCGTCAGCAGTCACCCGAACCACGGTGCCTGACCAGTCGCCCGCGGCTCCCTTGTTGATCTTTACTACCGCATCTGCCGGGTCGATCCAGCCGCCCACGTTCAGCCGACCCTTGTTCACGTCTACGACGACCCAAGATGTGCCATAAGGCAGGCGCTTAAGCACCTTGCCAGTGTTATCCCACAAGGCGGCCCCATTGGGGTTAGTGATCCATGCCACGCCGTAGGCAGTGACTGGTGCCAAGCTAGTCAATTTGCTCAAATCCATATCGGTATCATCTCCTTGATCTGCTTCTTGCGCACCGGCATACCGATACGCATAAAAATAGGGACACCCATCGGCGGTCCAGTATCTGTCGTGATTATTAATACTCACACCATTGTGCGCGTAGTTGCAGTGGATAATGTTGTCGTGGTCAACAAAGATACCCGTGTGGCCACCAGCACCTGCACTGTCGCCAATCTTGCCCCAGATGAACACGTCGCCGCGCTGGGCATTCCAATCGCTGTTATCTGCTACCCGTTGCCAGCCGTTATTCAACAGCCAGGAGTGCATACTTTCAGTGTCGAGTACATAGCCAGCACTAGGCATTCCACCTGCTCGCAAGGATGCATAAACAGCGCCTGAGCAGTCAGCTGTGCCATCGGTTCCCGTGCGACTGTGGTCCATTGAATAGGTCACACCAGCCTTTTGCAGCTGATACATGTAATTGATTGCGGCATCAATGCTGAACGACATTACTGTCAGCTCCATTCGCAGTGGTTTCCGTGGCAGAGCCGTCTGGCAGAGTGTCATTGACCAGCTGGCCCTGCACATTGGCTTGCAGCGGTTCAGCCGGTACCGGATCAGGCACGGTATCCTTAGCTGGTTTAGTGTAGGTTAGTGCCTGGGCACTGTCGGCAACACCGGCTGTCGTAGGGTCAGTTACTACCCCAAGAATAGCCAGCACGGCGAACACTGCATTGATCACACCCGTCAGTTCCTTGCCCAAACTGGCAAAGTCCCAATTATAGCCAAACACCGCAGCGACCGCTTGCCCGACCAATAAAATAGCTGGCACCAAGGCCAGCCAGAATTTAACAGACAAAAAACGTACTTTCCAATTAATCTTCATTGTGATTGTCGTCTCCTTTGATTCCTGCATGATCTTCTAGACGGGTAATTCGTTCCGAGTGACTGCCGAGTTCTTTGTCATGTTCCTTGATGCGCCCATTAATCGACGCAAGTGTTTGCTCGTGGGCTTTGAGCTGTTGCCCAATCTGCTCAGACAACATCTGAATATCAGCTCGCAGCGGGTCCAGAGCAATTTTCTTAAACAGCCAGCTGCCAGCACTCACTAGCACCCCAAGGGCAGTCAGTGTTTCAGCCCATTCAGCGATTGATAGACCTAAAATGATATGCATAAGTGGCCTCCAATCTATGCTGCCGGTGCCACATAATCCTCGCCCGTTGCTTGCTTATACTGGTCAGCGGTGATTTCGCCAGCTTGCACAAAAAGTTGCATATCGGGAATAGTGAACAATCCCATCTTGTAGTACATCAACACGAATCTGTCCATGTTTAGGCCTCCTTAGTGGTAGTAGTTGCTGGGTTAGTTAATGAAGAAATTTGCTTCTGCAGTCCTGCCAGCGTGCTTTTAATCGTTGTAAACTGCAACATGAGCATTGCAGCGTTTGCTTGCAATGCTGTAATGGCCGCAGTGGTTGGGTCAATTCCGGAATCAATCCATTCACTCGTCTGCCAGTCATATTTTGCAATTTTTCCTTGCAATTCGGCTGGGATCGGGTCAGTCGTCTTGGGGTATTCTACTGGTACATATTGGGGGACATAATCAATATGATAAAAGTTACCGTCCTGCTGCTGAACAGGATAGGTCACGAATACCTGTTTATACGTGTCTGTTTCTGCCAAAATAAATCAATCCTTTCTAGTTATTGCTTTGCCGTCTGAAACTTGTACCGGTCAGCTGTAATTTAACCCGTTTATACGTGTCTGTTTCTGCCATTTTTATTCTCCTTTATCCTGCGTAAATTCCTACTACAGTTACTGGACCGGAACCAACGGTCCCCAAAGGTAAAGAACGAATCTGTAAAACATTTTTACCACTAGAATCATCAAACAAAAGATAAAACGATACTGTACAATCAATGTATCCTTGATAGCCGCCAGTTTGCACGGGGAAAACAATGCAGCCGTTTTTTATACTAATAGGTGTATAGTTCAGTGTTTCCTTTGCACTGGTAATATATTTATCAAGTTTAATCACGATTGACTTTGTCCCAGCCGGGATGTCAACATCAAAATAATAACCACCCCCATTGATTGTCTTTGGCCCTGAAAATAGTGTGACCACATCACGATAAACACATTTGCCGCCATAATAAGCTCCGGCAATTTTTTTACCACCAATCATCAGGCCCGTCATTTTTTTACCACCAATCATTATTCCCATGACTACACCTCCGGCCAAACATACAAAGCCGTGGGGTGGGTAGCCGAGTTGCTGGTGGCCGTTGCCTCATCCGCCACAGGAACTACCTTGGCATCCACAACCGCCTGCACCTGTGTCGCAGTCTGATAGGTGTTTGCTGCATCTGCTGACTTTAAGTAAGGTGAGAGGTCCGGGGCGGCGGAGCTAATTGCTGCGGATACGGCGGCCATCGTTGCCAGCTGCTGCCAAGCACTCCAGCCGCTAGCTGCTAGCATCCGGTAATACACAATGCCGTACCGGTCATCAATCGCAATCTGCTCCACTCGTTTGTCTGTGCTGGACGTGTTGGCGATGACGATCACCAGCCACCAGCGGTCGGTGATTGGCGCATTAGTGATGCCGTTCATCAGCCAATACCGGCCAGAGGTTTGAAGCGTGTCGAGGTCGCCAGACCAGAGCTGGGCATCGTTGGCGGCCTTGAGATATGGCGTTAAATCTGGTATCGTGCCATCCTTCCCATCGGCGCCTTTAAGTGTCGCTAAAAAGTCGGCCTGTGTACCAGTGTGGCCGGAGTCCAGCCATACTTGATAAGCTGATCGGCCATCATCGCCCTTTGGCCCTTGCAGCTCACCGCCATCGGTCCAAACGTCGTTTTCCCAGATGTACAGGTGGCCTTGCACCACATAGGTATCCCCCGGCGTGTTGCCAGTGGCCGGCAGCTTATCAGTGGAATCAGCTGATCCCTTGAGCTGAATACCCGTGCCGGTATCACCTTTGCTGCCTTTGATATTGCCGCGCAACACCCACTTACCGTTTACTGCTTGATACAAACTGTCGTTGCTGTCGATGACTAATGTGCCGTCTGGCTCCGTAGTCATATCACCAGCGGTGACTGCTTTATCAGAGATAGTAATGCTTAACCCGTCTTTGCCATCTTTGCCATCCTTACCTGGTGTGCCTTTGTACTTTGGGTCATTAGGAATGTCATTAGCCAATGCTTGTGCTGCTTGCGCGGCTTGATTTGCATTACTGGCAGCGGTGCTGGCGCCTGAAACTGCATTATCTAGTGTCTGCTGAGCACTATTGACGATGCCTTGCAGCTGAGCCTTAAGTCCAGACAATCCGCTGATGTAGTCGCTGTTGTCGAGCGTGCCGGAAATATCATTATCGACCACGATTGGGATGTTCTGCGTGCTGTCGACTAAGGTCCCATCCGAGTTGAAAATTTCAAACCAACCAATTCCGTTTGCAGCAAACACTTGGCTGTGAACTGGATATGTGACGACACCGGTCTTGGGGTCATTGGCTATGGTCACATTGTCATCAGATACTGATTTTCCGCCCGCTTTGGCATCCTTAAATCTGACCAGCATGCCAGTCAAATCATAGGGTGCACCGTTATAGTCAGACAGTTCAGCAGTTAAACTCAGACCACGCTCACTTTGCCGCAGATGCAGCTTCTGCTGGCTTTTCTCCCGCTTGTCCATTGTCAGTGTCAGTCTTGGCAGTGTCATTCGCATCACCTTCCTTCCTATTTAACTGTTCCTTAAGAATCTGGTTAGCTTGGTTCAATTCGTCTACTTTTTGCTGTAGGATGCCAATCTGTGTAGCCATGCCAGCCATATGATTAGCCAGCGTACGTGTTGCATAGCTCATCGTGTTATCCATGATCCATCCCATTCTTTTGTAGTAAGTAGTGTAAGTTTTTGACATCAATCAGCTGCAGTGATTCTCCCTGAATTGTTAATGAGGTCGGTCCTAAGGCACTGGTCGCTGATCCATTGGTAATGGAAAAGCCATTTGCATAAGACATCACAGCGTAGCTGCTTCCGCTTTTACTTCTAATAAAAATATCTCCGTCTATCGAGCCGCCATCAATTTCTGCACCTTTAATCACCGTGCCTGTAATCGAATTGCCGACAATGTAATTAGCTCCGATGTTTCCGTTAGCATCAACAACGGATGTCGTCTTGCCCGTGCTAGGATCGGTGTAAACTAAGCCGCCTGCGCCTAGGCTGCCAACTTGTGTTCCGCTGCCATTGAAAAAAGTGACGTCATTGTTGTTGTAATGCACGATGCTGGCTAATTCATTGGCACTTTGGACTTGCCCACCAACATAATCTTTGAAGCTGTTGATGTCTTGATCGATAGTTTCCTTGAATTGGTTTTCCCATTCCGTCTGCTGCTCAGCAGTCTTGATATCACCGGCCTTAAACGCTGCATTGGTCGTGTCGATTGCTTTTTTCCAAGCCAAGTCCATGTCATCCACGGCATCACTATTTTTTTGGGCCGCCGTGCTAGCCTTGTCTTCCGCCTTTTTTACCCATGCCGCCAGATCGTCTGTCGTTGTTAGCGGCCGATTGCCAATAGTAACTTGCGTGTTAGCTTGCAACAGTGTGTCGTAAATCACATTAGTGACTTCGGCCTTGATGCTTAGATTGATCTCTGGCAGAAACACGGTAACAACGTCATAACAACGGACGCTTGTCAGATTGCTGTAATGTCCTTGCAGCTCGTCGTAATCGATGGTCAGCGTGATCTGCGGCTTGCCAATGTTGTTGTCTCGAATGTAGGCCTGAGTAATTGAACGAAGGTCATCCACATTGTCGATGTTGTAACTGCTTGCATCGAAATTGGCGATGCGCTGGTGCTCGTATTGTTGCCCATCTGGCATCGGTACGGCAATGTATTTTTCAGGCAGGGTTACCGTGACTTCTGTGGCTTCTGCAGTCATGTCATCAGCGGAACCACTTGGATCAACATCAGTGTTATTGCCAAACGTCAGATAATCCGCCTGAATCCATTCGTTCGTGCCGATGTTATACCAGGTGGCCCCGCCACCACTGCCTTGGCCATAGATCGTGACTTGATTGCCTGTGTTGTACTGCTTGACCCGAGTATTCCACGTGCCTGGTGAATTGTAGCTCCAAACTGTGTCGGAAGTATCACTGCTCGTGTCACTACTGCTGGCATCACCCCCTACTGGCTTTGGTTCCACAGCATTAGCCGCCGAAAAATCCATGTATTGGCCATCAATCCATCGGCTGCCGCCAAGGTCATACCATGTGGTGCTTCCACCAGCCGCCTCACCGTAAATTTGCCAGCGAGTGCCGGAACTAATCATGCGGACAATCGAGCCGTTGAAGCTGGGCCGGTTCCACAACGCAATCTTGCCTTTATCGACCTTTGCTGTGCCGATCCCGCGTACTTTTTGATAGGCATAGTCTTTAGCTTTATCAACCGCAACATATTGTGCATTGACCCATTGATTGCCGCCCAAGTTGTACCAAGTTTGGCCTGATTCGTCAGTGGCTTTGCCGTATGCATTCCACGCCGATCCATTAGCCATATATCGACCCGTCACATGACGGCCAGCCCAGGGACTGTCCCAGATTGCCACCTTGCCAGGGCCTACGTAATTGACTGTAATTACGCCATCATATTTTGAAATTACCCCTGGTTTGTCAGCCAGACCAGCTGCGATCGTGCCCTTGCCGGTGGCTTTGTTACCAACGGTGTTGGGGAACTGTCCTGTTGCTCCTTTGTCGAAGCTCAGATAGTTACCGTCGACCCACTGCTTACCACCAAGGTTGTACCAAGTGTGATCGTTGACCGTGCCTGTTTCAGCATAGCTATAAATCTTAAATCGTGAACCGTTGGTCAGTGTCTTGCCAGTCGCCACTTGCCCTTTGAATGGGGTGTCAAACACGGGCAATCCGCCTGTGCCGGCGTACTGAATCATTGCCGTGCCGTCTAGTGCGACCACATTGCTGTCATCACCAGTGCCGGTCTGGCCAGGCGTATATTTGCTGATTGGGCGCACGGCAGTATATACCCCGGCTACCGTGTCCGTGTTCTGCAGTGACTTCAGATGCTTGCCGTATTTGATAACAATGCCGGTATCTCGTCCAACATGGTGTTCGAACGTCCAGGCGTAGTTATCAAACCACCATTCGGCGTTGTACAAAGACGTAAAGCTGGGGCTTTTGCTGTCGCGGCCGAATAGAATGCTGCTCAGCTGGTCGACTTGAGTAGCGTCCCAGTTTACGATGGCCACATCGGTAATGCTGCTGTTGACCGTTACATCAGTTGGCTCGGCTAAATTTGACGCTACCATTGACCATACTTGGCTAGGACTAGCATTGGCCGTGCTTACATCGGCAGTCAGCACATTTCCAGACAAATCTGCAGCCACATGAGTAGCAATAATCGTCATTTCGCGCTGATTGTCTGACCAATCACTCTCAACTGAATTGATGCGGAACATCTGCTTGTTCCAGCCATCGCCAACGTCTGCCAGCAGAATCCTATCTTTCAGCAAGCGGTCGGCGTTAGACTGCGTGTATTCGCAAATCAGTGTCATTTGTGGAAATTGGTCATACACTGACTCCACTTGGCAGCTGATCACATGCTCCACGTGTCCCAGCCCTAGCGTGGATTGATCGTCTGTGCTATGTTCGTAAACCAGTGGAATTTTTAAAGCAGCGTCCGCCATCTTGGCATCACCTCCAATGTAATATTTGTAAGTGTTCCGAACGTGTTCTTACCAGTATCAAGAACTGGAAACGCATAATTGTCGAACTGTACCATGCTCGGCTGATAATTGTTAGCTGCGTCATAGACTTCCTCGGTTTCTGAATCAACATACAGGTCGCCATTAAGCCCCAGAAAATTATATGTTGTGCCGTTCAGCACGAAGCTGCCGTTACCAGTACCTTTAACATGCCATAGTGGCAATGCACTATACAGCCGTGGATTGTTAATGACCGATCCGGTGCCGACCGGTTGGTATTTATCGCTGCCGGTCTCGTAGGCATAGGGTAGGCAGCTGAACGTCACCGAGAATGTGATTACTCCTTTGTTCATCGTAAACGGTGTCAGGGCACTGGGAACAGCTCGCCAGTAATAATCTGGATAGCCGTCGAATGCCAGTATTTGATACTGGCTTAAATCCATGCCAGAAAACAGCCAGTCTTGGACTGCACGGTGCAGCGGAGCAATATCGGCCTGCTGAATAGGGCGATATGTGGTGAAATTGAACACTTGGGAGACATTATCAAACCGGTTATTGGACTGAATTACTGCCGCTGACTGGCCGCCAATCTGCGTCAACGTCGATGAGAACAGCCCACCAGCCAGTTGGCTGCTGTCGTAGGTAATTGCTAGACCGAGATCGGCACTGTTTTGCCCATTCCATGTGATACCGCCAATGGCTGTCAAATAATCACCCCTCCTCTTAACTTCTGGTTATTCATTTGTTGCTGCTGATACGGGGCTAACAGCTTAGCCAGGTTTCGAAGCATAGAACTGTTGCTTGCCCCTGACGTGTTATCACTCTGACCACTCTCGACGGCCAAAGTAAGTAGGCTGATAATAGCATCCAGCTTACTGCCCACATCGCTGTCTGATTGACCATTGTTGTTGGAAGAAGCACCCAAATTCTGATTGATATTGGTCACTGCTTGTCCTAACAGCTGCCAAGCTCGAGATGCTTTAGCTGCGCCTAGTGGCAATACTGTTTCAGGCCCATCTTCGCCGATAATGGCTGAAAGCGGACGATTGACTAAACCACCGTTGGCTAAGAAGTCAATCTGTTCACCAGTACCAATGTTTCCCCAAGCCCCTGAATGCATATAAGCATTGATTGTTGCCATGATTTGGTCTTCACCATTGAGAATATTAGTGTGACCAGGAACAGCATAGGACATGAATGTTGATGGAATGAATTGCAACAATCCTTCGGCTGGGTCACCATTCGCCATGTTCTTATCCCAAACTGTCTGTCTAATGGTCGGGTTACCGCCTGATTCCCTAGCGATTTCACGCACGAATGCTGCGGCTTCACTTGAAATACCATTTGGCGGGTTAGCGCCCATCTGCTGCATCAGCTTTTCGACAATGGGCAACCATGCTTGGGCTTGTTTTGGCTGTCCAGCAACACTACTTGCTTCCATTTCTTTTGCTGAAGACTTGAGCTTAGAAAACAGAGAGGCAATACCATTTACATCTTGATCTCGCATGCTTTTACTTGTTTGCCGAGCCAGTGAACCTGCTCCATGAACAGAATTGACATCGAATATTCTGTCAGCCAATCCAGTGAAGAATTTAAGAGGATTGCCAATCTTTTTTAGGATTCCCTTGACTGACTTGCTTACTTTGTCCCAAACTTTAGACACTGTGCTCTTGATTCCGTTGAAAAAGCCACTCAAGTCTCCTAAACCATTTGCATAACCCGGCAAAACATGGCCTAATTCACCTGATAACACTTTGGCAGTGTCACGAGCGTTCAAAATGTAGTCACCATTTGCAACATTGGTCAGTTGTGGACCATTAGTGCCAAGCAGTTTGTATTGTCCTGACCATGGTTGGTACTGCAATTCTGGTCCAGCTTCACCAACTAATGCCATGCCGTTCTTGACAGCACCACCATTTGAGTAGGCTAAGCCACCAATTTCTGTATAACCATAATCGCCAGAGCCTGTGGGAGCTGAGCTTCCGCCAAAGAACTTGACAACTTTATTCCACCAGCTGTTTAGACCACTGAAAATACTATTCGTGCCAGTAGCTTGATGGTGAGCAGCTTTCAGACTACTGTTTGCTTGCTTTGTTGAATGACCTACTACCTTTTTAGATTGCGATGCCGCTTCAGTTGATACACCTGTATCTTGTAATTGTTGCTGAGTGATGGCTTCTGACTTCTGCTTGCTGATGGCAGAAACTGTGGATTTGTATTGGTTTGTGGCGTGTTTCGTAACGTTGGAATATTGGTCTTTGGCCGCTGAGGAAGTGTCGTCCCGTTGTTGTCTTGCCTTCGATACGATGGCATCATACTGAGACTTTGAGATACTACCGGTATCTTTGTATTCGTGCGTTGCGGCAGCTACTGTACTCTTGTATCGAGTATCGGCAGCCTTGATAATGGCATCTCTAGCTTGTTGGGCCGGTCTAACTGCAGCATCATATTCTTTTTTAGCATTCTTGGCCGTGCTCTCAATTTGCTGCAAAGACATCGTGTTTTTACGCTTATTGAATGCAGCCAATAGCTTTTCTTGTTGGCTAGCACCAGACTTGACCATAGATGTAATCTTGCTATTGTTGGTCAGCTGTTGTTTTGCGTACTGATTAGCATAAGACTTGTACGAAGCTAGCAGTTCCTTGTTCTTTTCATCTTCGTACTGCTTGCTGTTTGTACCATATTTCTTAGCCAGTGCCAGCAACTTAGTTGTGTTACCACTGGCAATTTTTTCAGACTGACTGTAGTAGGTATTGGCGTCCTTAGCCATGGTGGCATAGGTTGACTTTTTAGCTTTTGCTGCTGCTGCATCTGACTTAATTTCTTTGGTCAGCTGAGCATCAGCCTGCTTTTGAGTTAATACCCCCTCTTTGACTAACGTCTGTAAATCCTTAGACGACGCTTTTTCTTTATTCGCATAGTATCTATCGACTGACTTTGACATATCGGCATAGGTTTTATCAACTGATTGCTTAGCCTTTGCCATTGACTTAGGATCAGTGCTAAATGAAACAACCAATTTTTTAGACAGTTCTTTTGTATACTTAGCCATGCTGTCGCCCAAAGCCTTGGTGTCTGCACTGATTTTAGGTGCTGGCATCGTAATACCCTTAGAAGCAGCGTCAACAGACTTTTGAATGTCTTTAGCCCATGTTTGAGCTGTCTTTGTACTGCCTAATGCGTCACCAATGGCAGAGCCAAATTTAGCACCGGCCGCAGTTCCTTCTGGTCCGATCAATGAACCAACAGCGGCACCAATACCTCCACCAATTACTGAGCCAGTGGCTTTAGATGCGGCTGCTATCTTTTGCTGTTCATTGTTGCTTACCAGAGATGCTACAATACTGCCGCCCACATCAATAGCAGTGCCAGTGGCGGCTAGGTTAGACGTGCCTTTGAGCACACGGCTTCCTAATCTGGCCTTTGAAGCTGTATTTTCAACATTACTAATTGCTGGTGCCGCACCATCGCTTGCGCTTTCAGCTTTATTGATTAGGCCAAAGTTAGAAGCAATCTTGACGAACAGTTTTGAATCAGCTAAGTTCTTCAGGTTTGTGTACACTCGTCCAACTGAACTAGCAAAGCCAATGGCCTTTTTCGTCATCCATAAGCCAGCAATGATGTTGACTGCGGTCTTGATTCCATCCTTGTTCTGCACAATTTTGTCCAGAATGTCATGGATGGTAGCCAGTGGATTTTTCATAGACTGTGCATTTTTTCCGCTGATACCAAACCAGTTAGCAACATCTTTCAAAATGCCCTTGAAACTGTCCCAGACATAGCTTCCTGCAATTTTAACAATGTCGGCTAAGTCCGTGACGATGCCACCAATATCTTTTTGGTGTTGAGCAACATAGTTTAAGAGGTCCGAAGCCTTCTGTGTGATTTTAGCAATTCCTTCGCCAGCAGACGTAAACAGCGACTGCACAGCAGCAGACTGCAAAACGTTAACCACGGAGTTGATACCAGTTGATTGGACAGATACCAGAGGCTTAGCCATTTTGGCTTCAATACTTTGCCAGGCACCTTTTAATCTTTGCTCAGCGCCCTCGGCCGTGTTGCCAAAGTCAGCAAAAACAGTTTTGCTGCTCCCACCAATTTTAACAATCAGGTCTTGCAGCTTTTGACTGGACATTTGGCCGCCAGAAACCATCTTGTTGAATGCTTGTTCGGACATGCCGGCCGCTTGAGCCAGTGCAGAGCCCAAGCCAGGTGCAGCGTTCTCCATTCGCGTCAAAACACCAGTGGTTAACTTGCCACTGTTGAAGGCACGCTGTAAAGACTTCGCCATGGAAGTACCAGCATCGCCACTCAATCGCAATTTATCAGACAGTGTAGCCACGCCAGTAGTCAGCTCTTGTGTTTTTTGAACACTACCAGTCATGCCATAGAACCGCTTTTGCAATGTGTCCACTTGATCGGCGGATAGATTGGTCTCAGATTTCAACTCTCGCATTTGATTGATCAATGCATCGGCACCAGAATCTGATACACCTAGGGACGTCCATATTCTTTTGGCCTGCTCTCCAGCTTCTGCAATTTGCAGTCCCTGCTGTAATACTGTTTTTCCCTGCGTCTGAATCGTTGTCCAAACAGAGCTGATTGCATTACTAATCAAATCCCCGGAAACAATTTTACGCAGCAGCCCAGGTGTTTTGTCGGCTTGTTTGTTTGTGCTGCTAATTGCATCTTTGATTCTGGTGAATATTGATGGATTGGCCTTGTTCATTTCGTCTTGAAGGCCCGTCATGCTGCTCTTAGCTTTGGCTATGCTGGTAGCAGTTTCGTTAATACGGTTCTGCTGAGTCCTGTATGCGTCGCTGTCTTTTCCCGATGCAGATGCAATCTTATCTAGCTCAGCTGATTGCTTTGATAATTGTTCATTAAGGTTGCTAATACTGGATTTGTAGCCATTAATCTGGGCTTTGTTTGCTTCCTGTTGCTTGCCCTCAGCCTGTAAGCGCTCAACATAAACCTGATTGGCTTGTGACGCTTTCCGGTATTCATCTTGCAACCCTGCTAAACCGCTCTTTTGGTAGTCCATGGCGGTTTTTGCTCTGTCTTGCTGAGCCTGCATTGATGCTAATTGCTTGCTGGCAGCATCAATTTGCTGTCCATACTTCAAGAATTGCTGGGCAGTTTCACTAGTATTGCCCTTTAATTCAGCTTGTTTTGCTTTAAGAGCGTCAATCTTGCTCTGCTGTGCTTCTATAGATTTGCCCAGGCCTTCATATTTGACTTGGGCAGCGCCAGCCATATCGCCGGCTGATTTCATCTCAGCTTCTTGTGCTTTCCAAGCACTCTGGCTTGACCTGACCACAGAAGTCAAAGATTTGACGGATTCACTGGCACTCAACAGGTCCAGGGCGATACTTGTGCTCATTGTTGCGTTAATTTGTTGTGTCATTCAAATCACCCTTTCTCTTGTTGTTTGTACTGCTCAAACATCTGGCCTGGATCAACTGGCCTATCTTTTTCTGGCTTGGCATTCAATAACTCCATCAGCCCAAAATAATCTGCATTCCAGAACTGGTCAGACGTCCAATGCATGTTGACCATTGTGTTCTGTCCAAAGTAATCAAAGTCTTCAAGCTTATTTTTTAATTCAAATACACGTTCAGGAGCACTAGTCTTCTTCGCTTTTGTCCGCAGACTGGCTTTGTTTCTTTGCCATTTCAATGTCTTCTTCGCTTAAGCCTTGAACACGCAACACCACGTGATTCGCAATTCGTAACGTGTCGTCAAATGACAGATTATCCAATTTCTCCTGCTCATCTTTGTTCAGTTTCAACGTGTCAATAATGTATTGTTCAGTGCCATCGATTGTGTCTAGGCTCATGTGTAGCTTTTCTGGCACAGTCTTATCATCGCCATCGTCGGCTTCCGCCATGCTAAGCTGATATTTCAGTGTGTTGCGCATCAACCGGTTAGTTACTTTTACATAATGCTCGCGGTTGCTTAAAATTTGTTCTTTAATTTTCATATGTGTACCATCCTTTGATTTTTAGTATTAAAAATGCCGGCTTGATGACTCGCACATCAATGTGGCTGCTGCCGGCTGTTCAGCTAATGTTAGGACTGCTGTTCTATCGTTCGAGCTCTATAGTTACTCATCTGCTCATTCTTAATTGCATCAGAACCGGCTTCTCAGCACTAACTAAATGTTAGTGAGTTGTTGTGCCAGAGCCTGTGCCAGAAGCTGACCCACCAGCTGGTGGCGTTGGCAATACATATCCGCCGAACACCTCTTTGTACATGTTGGCCTTGTCAAAGTTTGCGTCCAAATCGCTGTACAACTTGTAGGGCGCGCCATTAAATGCATCAGTTGTCAAAGCCGTATAAGTTAGAGCATCATCAGCCTTTTGAATGGCGTTAGTATTAGTTTGCAGGTTGGCGCTAGGCTCGCTCAGGATACCGTCACCGAATCCGTAGTAAACATAGTTCAATCGATTCAGTGTTTGGGTCGTAATAAGCATCGCTACATGAGCTTGAATACCTTGGTCGGTATACCCACCCTTTTGGTCGTTGATCATGCCTTTAATTTGTTGCTTAATGGCAAAATTCAAATCGTTAATGTCGAGAGCCACACTAGGCTCGGCCTGCGGAATATCGACGGCTTGCACTCGATTAAAGCCATACGTTTTGACCGGTGTGCCATCCAAGCCAGTAATATTAGCAGTCTTTCCGCCAAGGTCTGCACGGCTAACAACATAAATGCCATCAGTCCCCAAGCCTTTACCCGTGCCTGTGATCAATTTCTGGTCTTGGTCAACCAGGGCAAAAGCAATACCATATAAACCTACTGTTGCCATTTAATCGTCTCCTTAAATGTTTTTTGTTCTGCTGAAATAGAACGTGTTGTTCAACTGCTGCGTGTCAGGGCCTAACGTGCGTTGCCTAACAGCAGCCACTTGCCAATATTGGTGAGTGAATGCCTTCATCACGGCTATATCGATGATCTCCGGATCAGTTTCAAGCTCCTGTGAGTACCAAATCTGTACTTCTACTTCCTGATTAAGTGACCAAAAGTCATTATTGCCAAAGGTTGATGGATCGTTGGCGGAATCAGTGACGAGAACAACGGTTTTATCTTTGCTGTCTACCAACTCCTTCGGCAGGTTGTTGCCTTCGATTGCGTCAATTCCAGCAATATTTGCTTGGCTTAGAATAGATACAGCATCATCTACTGCGCTCATTTGTCTCCACCACCGTTCAACTTGGCGATAATTTCCTTATACTTCTCGGCTTCAGCCATGAACACATCATCTTTGGCATCATCTCTGGCATTATCCACAAAATGGTCTCCGCGAATATGCTTAGTACCATCATTCAAGAATCTTGCCACGAAAGCCTTATCGCCAAATCCAGCAACAGATTTACCATTGTGCTCTTTATCAATATCACCAGTGGAAGAGCTAATATCTTCACTCAGATGCCCATACTTTCCGCCGGTACCTTTAGTGTCCGGGTGTTTAGCCTTCGTATCTTCAGTGAGCTTTTCAGCTAACACATCTGCGCCAGCTTTTGTTATTTTTTCTTGGTCTTTAATGCTCAATTGTGCCGCTTTATTCACCTGTTTAAGCCACTGATCAAGTGCTACATCCATGTCCATCGCTACGCCCCCTTAGTTGTTTTAACTAGGGTCAGATAGTCATAACGAATAGCATCGTTACTGTCATCTGGGCTAATGTCTGAAATGTCATACACAATACCATCAAGGCGTGCCTGCTGCTGTGCAGCGTTCCTAGTATCATGTCGGGTGATGATCGTGATTGAATTATCTAAACGTGTTCCCACAAGCGTGTACTGCTGGGTAAGCGTCCGTTTCTGCTGTTTGTAATGCAGGCTATAAGCTGGAGCAAAGCTGGTGACATTGATTCCGGCACCAGTCTTATGTGATTGTGGAGAACCTAACTCAACCTTGCGGCTGAAATCGGCCGCTTTAAAATTAGCCATTAGTCCCACCAACCTTTGCCGCTTGATCACGCTGAATCTTCCAGCGAATACTGTTGATCATGTACGCGTAGCTAGGCGGATAGGCCTTTATTTGGTCAGACAACGTGCCACGGCTGTAGTACATGAAGTCAACTAGCACCCGAACCGCCTGATTGAACAGAGGGTACGTTCGATAAACTTCAACCGCAATCGTGTCATCAATAGCCCCAATTATTGCTTCTTCTGCGGTACTGATCATGCCAGCAAGAACCGAAGCATCCCCATCGGTATCAAGATTAAGATATTGCTGCATGTCTTCCGGGGTAACCCCTTGACCATCTGCCATATTCAGCCCTCCCTTAATAGCCGCCCGTCATTATTGGCGAATTGTTTATTTCTTAGGCGACTAATAGTCGTATTACTTGCCAGTGCCTGAAGTTGAACCGGATGTTGAACCAGATGCAGCATCTGTGTTGGTTACAAAATATCCGGCATTGCTATCGGCCTTTTCAACACCAAATCGGAATGCGGCACCGAGATACTGGCCCCAAATTTTATCGTCAATCCATGAAAGTGTTACCTGTTGACGATCCGCAAATAGGACACCGCGCTTCAAGTCACCAACAAATGCCTTCTGATCACCTGCAGCAGAGCCGAGAAGAGTATCACCAACAACATAGACGGGAACGCCAAGGATTGTGCCCTTAGCAGTGCCATCGGTGATTGAATCAGACGCATCATGAAGCAAGTAACGACCATTCTTGTCCTTCAAAGTATCCAACGTATTGAACAGGGATTGAGTGACAACCAGCGCACGACTGTAAGCCGGATCCAAGTCAACATTCAGAATATGCTTAAGGCTATCTACAAGAGTATCAGTGGTTGTTGCCTTGGCTGTGAATGACTGCAATACAGGCGCAATCATCGCATTGTAAGTGTTGACAGACTTCTCACTGATAGACTGGCCAACGAGTGCGGTCAAGTCGACTGCTGAATCGGCGATGGCTTCTTCTGAAATCGGGATGGACCCGCGATACGTGGTCACCGACCAATCCACTTGAGTAAAATCTGGTTCAGCAAGTGCTGGATTTTCAGCCAGCTCTGCCACACTAGAAAAACGATCAGTTGCTCGTTTCAGGATTGGGTATGTGCCCTTAGGAGTGGTAACCGGGGTCTTGGTGACCAGAGTGGACAGATCCACAACCGAATTTACTTCTGCGGTAGGGTCATAAATAATTTCTTCCGGAATCAGTACGCCTGCTTCGGTCGAAGTGACGTGACCGGCTGCGGCATCAACCACCTTGCCATGACTATGAAGGAAGTCGTTGATGGCTTTCTTCTTGGCATCAATTGGCTGCTTAGACAGGTCTGTACCCTCCTTGTTCTTGTCATCTTCTGCCTGATTTTTGGGCTCTGCCGGCTTTTCGGCCTCCAGTGCTTTAATCTGATCGTTAATAGCGTCCCGACGTGCCTTGGCAGCGGTCAAGTCGTCCTTGATCTTTTGAAAATCGTCAACGGAGGCATTATCATCTTGCAACTTTGCGTTTAATTGAGCGTTCAAATCAGCGCACTTGGCACTGACATCGTTAAAAAGTGTTTGTAACTTGTCCATTATTGGACCTCCTTTTTTCCATAAAAAATAGCCAGCTTCTTGTTTAGCAGATTGTTCTGCTTTGGAAGTTGACTACGTAATTTGTTGTTCTCATCTTTCAGATTCTTGATTCGTTGAACCGCTTGATGTGAAATAATCGGGCCTACCGCATTTACAATTGGCGTATCGAAGTCTAGCTTTTCATCTGCCAGTCCTAATTCGACAGCTTGATCAGCGTCCAGCCACGTTTCTTTGTCCATCAATGCTAAAAAGTCGTCGGCAGGCTTCCCAGTTTTTGCAGAATACAGGCTTGCGATTGCGCTATCGGTAGTTTGCAGCATCCCAGAAGCAGCATCCATCTCATGAGAGTTTCCGCTGGCATCACTTGATGCGCGGTGGATCATCATCTTGGCGCCTGGAGCCATCTGAACTTTGTCAGCGCCCATGGCGACAATGGTAGCGGCAGAGTACGCATTTGACATCACCTTTGCAGTCACATTTCCTTGATAGCTGCGCAAAGCATTGCAAATTTCTGTCGCCGGATCGACCTCACCACCATTTGATGTAATTTCAAGCGTGACATCGGAACCGTCCGTTGGCAGAGACCCAATCACATCAGACGGCGAAACAACTGCTTCTCCAAACCAATCACGATAAATCGGAGCGTCGTCG